CAGAGGATGATAATAAGAATCCATTACCTTTCAAGATGAAAGTGCAAGTCTTGAAAGATGTATATGGAAGTATTGTAAATACAGATCGTGCAGTACAAAGTCCCTTTCATGCGTTGGACAAATTGAATGATAAGAAAGTATCTAATGTAACATTTGTAGTTGGTAGTGATCGTGTGAAAGAATTTAAAAAAAATATGAGTAGTCATATTAAAAAGAATCTGAGTAATATTAAAAACTTTTCTGTTGTTTCTGCTGGAGAGAGAGATCCTGATGCATCTGGTGTATCTGGAATGTCTGGTTCTAAGATGCGTTCATTTGTCCAGAAAGATAAGTTTGAAAAGTTCCGAAAAGGTTTATTGTCTAAAAACAGTAAGCTGGCAAAGAAAGTATTTTCTCTATTAAAAAAGAAACAATAATAAAAGAGGGTATTATGACTAAAACATACGATAAGTTTAAAAAGGAGTTGACTGAAGATGGAATGTTGCATGGGGAATACGGGACCGAGAATCCGTCAACGACTATACACTACGGCCCGAATGATCCTGAAATTGTCAGAACAGCGAGTAACACAATGGCAGTCCCCAAATATAGATTAAGTGAAGATGGGAAAGGGTGTAATCACACCTGTGCCCATTGGAGAGATTCTTCATATTGTGCTGAATATAAGTTTAAGTGTGACACAACGTACACCTGTGATTCTTGGAAGGACTCTGGTATTTAATCAAGTCAATCATTTTTTAACAACAAAAGGAGGAGCATCATGGCACCTTGGATGGTACACGGCATCTGGTTCTTGTTAGGCTGGATAGTTGCTGGTTGGTTATATCATTAATCATTAGTGAAAAAATATGGTTAATTTATTTTATATAGGAGAAACGAAATGGAAACAATGATTTTAGGTTGGGCCCAAACTCAATCTTGGTGGGGACTCGCAACGACTATAATTGTTATTGCGAATGGTATCACAATGACACTTAAGGATAAGTATGCTGAGGGTATTCCGATACTTGGAAAGATTTGGCCTATCTTAAACTGGTTGTCTTTGAATGTTGCCAACAACAAGAATGAGGAAAAGTAAACTTTAAATAGGAGTGTATTATGTGGGATCAAATTGTAGGATGGATTAAGAAATTGACTGAAGCTGGTGTATCTTTATTGGCATTGGCTATCGTCATGCAAATCATTTTTGGTAAGGCAGTTCCGTTTATTGGTGGAGATGTTATTGGTAACATTACAGCAATCGTTGGAGCTCTTGGCGCACAGGGACTAGTTGGTTTAGCATCAGTTGGTGTCATCTACGCTATCTTTACTAGAAAGTAAATAGTTATGGAGGGGCTTCTGGCCCCTCCGTTTGACAAGGAGATATTATGCAAGGATTATATAAAGAATCAATGGGGGCTGTTGTTACATCAGAACAACAGGTTTATTATTTTCATTCAGAAACAAATACTGAAAGTTTAACACACAATCAATGGGTTGAATTTTCTCTGGATGAAGATAACAAAGCTTGTATTCAATGTGATGGGACTCAAGAAGAAATACAAGAAGAACTATTACTAGAGGAGGAAGAATAAAATGCCTTTATGGGGAACAGAAGATACTGCAGCTGCTAAACCACAAATAGGTGGCCGGTCGCAGAACGCAGTCAAAGCAAGGGAGATATTTGCCACAGCGGCTGGATGGTCACAAGTAGGTGCCGGTCGTGCTACAACTGGAAAGCAACATGAATTATTGGTAGCTATGCGTGGTCTTAGTACAGTTTTGATAGGTGGAACTGGTGCTGGTGATGTTGGTTCAGCAACAGAAGTAAAAGCGAGTATCACATCAATGAATTGGAATATTAGTTCATATTCACGAGCAGCTGGTGGAAGTCATGCTGCTGGAACAGCATTATCAATATCAGCAAACTTTAATGAAGCAGTTACGGTAACTGGTGCGCCAACATTGGAAGTTAATAACGCTGCACGAGCTAATCATACTTTGACTTATAGAGCAGCTGATTCAACAGCTAATCGTATGACTTTTACTTTAGAAATTGCAGCTGCTCATGCAAGTTTGCAGGATGGTGATGTATTGTCAATTAGTGGGACGAATAAAATTTCACTTTCTGGTGGTGGAGTTACTGGTGCTGATGGTCAAGCTGCATTGATTACACATGCTGCTGGTTTGCCAGGTAATCTGGAAGCAGATGCGTAAGAAGAAGTACAATGTTAAAAACGATTCTTCTAACCCTATTCCTGTTGTTTGGTTTAGTTGCACCAGTAGATAGTGCAGTTTATTTTAAACAACATGAAACTGGTTGGCAAATAGTTCTTCAAGACGAACTTCAGGAACCCACACTCGATAAATTAATTGATTGGGTTCCTGAAGAAGTCCCTAGGACTGTATCGTTTTATTTTGATACTGATGCAGATGGAAAGTTTGATATTAAGATTGCATATTCATTGATTGAAGCTTTTCCATGTAGACAAAATTGTGTAAGTAGAATAACGGATAAAGGAGATCATTGGTTACTTCCTGCACCCGGTATAAATTATTATGTAATTAAGAAATGGATTGTTTATCGATATGTGGATGATGAAGATTGGCGTGGAGAATATAGAACACAACAATGGATATATAAGTATCCATATAATGATGATTGGTTGAGAGAGAAATTTTATCCTTTGTGGCCAAAACAGATGAAATAAAATGAGAGCTTATATGAGATTTAATGAATTGACGAATGAGAATTATTTAATGTATGCATTATTACATTATGATAATCCACATTGTGTTGACATAAAAGAATATTTTGAAGATGTTAGAAAGCTAAAATATATTAAGAGATTGTTTAATCGTTATAGAGAAGATGGTATTATTAAAGAACGATTAATATTGAACCATCTTATATCTTTTTATAATGTTTTTGAGAATGAAGCTGCAACTCGACTTTTATTTTTTAGAGTTGGAAAAGAATATTATCCATTGTTAAAAACATTTTTAGTTTATTTAAATCGAATGCCTGTACAAGTAAACGAAGAATTATATTCATCTGATATAGAAATGGATATAAAAGTAATAGAAATTTTAAGGAATATAAAGTAAATGGCATCACGAGCATTTGATACATTTGTTACATATAAAATAATTTCTACCCTTGTTACTGATTGGGAAGATATGCCAGCATTTGAACATGGTATTATTGATAAGAAAGGAAAGTTGTTAAAGAAAACTTCTCAACTTAAAACAAAAGATGAAAAAGATTCTTTTACACTTTTTCATAGGTTGATTTTTAATCTTAAAAGATTGATACAAAAATTGCCAGGTGGTTCATCTAAGTTAGCATCATATGCAGCTGGATTGTTTTTAATTAAAGAAGAAATTGATACAGAACGGTTACTCAATGAAGGAGAGTCATATGTCGAAGAAATACTCCAAGACTGAAGAAGCACCCCCATTAAAAAAATCTATTATAAACAAAGTAGAAAAGCAGTACGGCAAAGATAATCCAAAGACGTATGCTACTTTGTGGAAAATATATAAAGATAAAAAGAAAAACGAAGATGCACCATCTAATAGTGTTGGTGATTATTCTAGGCCAGATTCTTCTGGAGCTACTAGTGGTAAAGTAGACATGACTAAGACTAAGAAAAAAAAGAAAAAATCTCCGTGGGATAAGTATTCACCCGATGCTCTTGGTAGACAATTTCGTGTTGAGAATGTAGAAGCACCAGTAGCAGAACCAAGTATTACTCCTGATGATACGTTTGCAGGTGTTGATGTATTTAAAGTAAATGATAATGAGTATAATAATTGTAAACATGGAAAAAAGAAATATTCACGTTGGGATAAATATGTTGATGTTGAATCTGAAACTGGAAAGAAAATTTATGGTTATGCAAAAAAGAACCCGAACAAATCTATTATTGTTCAACATGATAAAACAAATCATATGTTATACTTAAAGAAATTTGAAAAGGAGGAAGAATAATGATCGGATCAATAATTGGAAACGCACTTGGACTTGGTTTAAAAATCATGGACAAGGTAGAAAGAAATTCTGATAAAGATAGTTTTGAAGAATTTAAAGCACGAAAGAAAGAAATGGATAATACATTAGCTGATGCTGATGTAGAAGGTATTGACTCTATGTTTGAGTATCTAGCTGATAGAGCTCGTGCTGGTAAGACGGGTCGAAAGGAATTGAAATGAAAAATTTAATGATTGGATTGTGTTTCGTATTGTTTATTGGTTGTGCATCTAGTAATAAGTATGAAAGACCTACAGTAAGAATAGTTGGTGAAGCTCAGATGACGAAGTTACCTAATGGAAATTATGAAGTAACACCACGTTGGATTAAAGATCGTTTTAATGCAGAAAATTCTATGATTAAGCAGTTGGAGGATTGTAGAGAGGCCCGTTAAATGTCAGAACAATCTAGGGAGTCTGAGAAAAAGTTTATTGCTATTGAAAAAGATATAGAACATTTAAACTATGTTATTAATGAATTAGAAAAAGAGTGTGAATTTGTAAAGAAACATTTTACAACAAAAAATAATGAGCGTCTGGATGATGTGAAAGTACTTCATGGAAGAATTGAACAACATCAACAGACTGATTTAGAGTTTCACGAAAATGTCCGAAAAAAAATCTCAGAAAAATTTGACGCACTTGACGAAAGAATAAGACAGTTAGATAAATGGAAATGGGCAACATGGGGAGCATTGATGATGGTTGGAGCTTTAGTTGGATATTTTTTCCCTATACAACTTAAATAATTTTCCTTGTTTTTGTTTATTGATTATGGTATAATGATTTATGGATAATATACATATAGGCATACTTGGTGCAGGAAAAATTGGAACGGCTATTTACAATCTTTTAGTAGCTAGTGGTTCTGGTTATAATATTACTGTCGCTGATAAAGATGTTAATGATTCTGATTTTCAACAATTAGAATTACATCCTGATTACACGAATGTACTGTCTACGAAAGAGAACTCACAGCTTGATGAGTTTGTGAAAGATAAAACTTTAATTATAAATGCACTTCCTTATCAGTTAAATCCCGTAGTTTATAAATATTGTGTAGAGCATAATGTTCCCTATTTTGATTTGTCAGAAGATGAATTTCTGGATGAGTGGATAGAGAAGAAAGAGTATCTTTCTCCGACTCGTACTAGTATTCCATTTACAATGCCCCATTGTGGTCTGGCACCTGGACTCTCTACTGTTATAGCCAATGACTTAATGAAAGATTTTGCAGCAGTTAACAATCTTAAAATTCGTGTAGGAGCTCTCTCTCAACATTCTTCAAATAAATTAAAATATCATACAAGCTGGAGTAGTGATGGACTAGTCAATGAGTATAAAGGTAATTGTCAAGTGGTTGATGGTGGTGAGTATGCTGAAGTACCAGCACTTTGTGGACATGAAAAGTTAACGATCAATGGACAAGACTACGAAGCATTTAATACATCAGGTGGTATTGGAACTTTTGCAAAGACAATAGCAGAACAAGATAAAAGTTGTATCTATGCAAACTATAAAACGATTAGACGAATTGGACATCTTGATTATATTGATTTTCTTTTTAATGATTTAGATTTACCAAATGATATGTTGGTTGACATATTTCGTAACCATGTAACACAGACAACAAAAGATTGTGTGATTATTTTTATAGAGATTGATGGTTTTAATAGTTTTATTGGTAAAACAGGAAAGATTTATACGAAAACTTTTTATCCAGATATGGTACATGGTAGAACTTTTACTGCAATTGAATTGACAACTGCTGTTGGTGTGTTAGCCATGGTAGAACTTTTTCTTAATAAGAAATTACCACAAGAAGGATATGTTAAACAAGAATCAGTAGATTGGAAAGATGTGTTGGATACAAAATACGGATGGATTTATAAAGAATTACCTACATTATAAGGAGTTTTGAATGAGTAGTAGTTATATTGATGTGAAGTATATTAATTTATGTTCGTCAGTTTTAGAAAGATTTAAACAAAAGACTACAAATCTTTGGAATTTTCGTTGTCCTATATGTGGAGATTCTAAAAAGAGTAGTACCAAGTGTCGTGGATTTGTCTATGAAAAGAGGAATAAATATTTTTACAAGTGTCATAATTGTAATTATGGTACTAGTTTTAATAAGTTCCTAGAAAAGATTAGTCCAGCTTTACATAAAGATTACATTACAGAGCAGTACAAAGAGGACGCATGGAGAAAAAAAGATGAGCCAAAGTCTATTCCAGAGTTTAATTTTGTTCCTGAGTTCAATAATGTTCTGCACGGCATGGATTCAATTTCAGCTCTCGCCACAGATCATCCAGCAAGAACTTATCTTAAAAACAGATTAATTCCAGAAAGGTATTTTAGAAACCTATATCTCTGTAAAGAATTTAAGAAGTGGACTAATACAATTTTACCAAATAAGTTTAGTTCACTTTCATTAGAACATGATGCACCACGATTGGTTATACCATTTCTTGATCGTAAGCATAATATTATTGGTTATCAAGGGAGGTCGTTTAATCCCAAAGAACAAGCTAAGTACATAACAATTAAAATGGAGGGTGTAGAGAATTTAGTCTATGGCGAAGAACGAGTTAATTATATGAAAAAAGTATATTGCGTAGAAGGGCCCTTGGATAGTTTGTTCTTGCCAAACTGTTTAGCAACAGCAGGATTAAACTTCAAGGGAGTTAAGTTAGGCAATATTATTGTGTTGGATAATGAAAGGAGAAATGTCCAAATAGCAGATGCACTAAAAAAAGTAATTACGAATGGTTATAGTGTTTGTATATGGCCTGATAGTGTGAATGAAAAAGACATTAATGAGATGATTATTGGTGGTAAAACCACAGATGACATTGTAAAGATAATAGACGATAATACATACGCAGGCCTGCAAGCAGATTTTCAACTTTCTCAATGGAAAAAATGTTAGGGGGGATAAGATGCTTTTAACGGAAGAACAAACTAAATATTACTTAACTGATATGATTAACCATTATGGAGAAAAAGAAAAAGATTCAAAACAATTATCGTGGAATCGTAGTGAAGCAGATGCAAAGAAAAAAGCTTTTGAAGATATGAAGATTGTACTATTCGGAGATGATTATAATGGAAATAAAAGAGAGAAAATTACATAAACATGGTTTTGTAAGACTGATTGATGTAATGGGTGATGATAATTCAATTGCTGATGGGGCTCGTGTATCTTATGGAAAAGGTACACGATCCATATCAGATAACAGGAATTTAATTCGTTATTTAATTAGACATAAACATACCTCACCACTTGAGATGGTAGAAGTCAAGTTCCATCTCAAGCTTCCTATATTTGTAATGAGGCAGTTGGTGCGACATAGAACAGCATCTCTTAATGAGTATTCGGGCAGGTACTCTATAATGTCAGATGATTTTTATGAACCAAGTGAGGAGTATATACAACCACAATCTAAATTTAATAATCAAGGTCGTGGTGGTGAAATGCCCGATACTTGGAAAGAAAAATATGCACAAACTATAAATGAGATTACTTACAAGTGTCAGGTTGCTTATAAGAATCTGATTGGTTTTGGTTCAGTATCTCATGGTGGTTTAGCAAGAGAGTTGGCTCGTATCGTTTTACCAGTTTCAAACTATACAGAATGTTACTG